ACGCGAAAAGTTCACGCCAAGACTATGCGGCGCGGCAGGTTCAATTCGTCCATCCCACTGCACAAGTACAAGCCGATCCGCAGCAGCTCGCAAGGCGGCGGCGATGGCGGGCAAATAGTGCCACTCCTCGGGCTTGCCGCTGGCTGCTTTGTTGAAAGCCCAGAACACTTCCTGGGCGGCGGGTGAAAGTTCAGGCATTAGCCGTCCAGCTCTTTTACAAGTGTTTTGAGCGCTTTGTACTGCCCCCACGTCAAGCCAAAGCGCTGCTCGCCTTGGCTGTTGAGGATGACATCAAAGCCCTCACCGTTGTGCCACATAGATATTTCCATGAAGTCGTCGCCCTTGGTGGTTGCGTCATAGTCCGCCAAGGAAACGAACGCTCCTTCGAGCTTGTAACGCTCAATCTTCTTGGTTAATTTTTTGTCCGACATAGAAGTGGAAGCGGCTTGTGGGCTTGGCTGAACTATCTGGAATTTCCGGAAGGTTCGTGATCGGGTAGTTGTTCAAGGGCGCGGCGGATGGTGTCGGTGATCTCTGGAATCACAACGTTCATCTTTTCGATCCCGAGCAGCATCATCAGGGCGATGCTGTTAAGCGACGGAGACTTGGGACGTCGAGCGACGAGCAGATCGACAGGCAAGTCTGGATAGTCGGGCGCAAAATCGCATAGCCAATCGCAGCACGCCTCCAGTTCTTGGTCTGCGCCCCATTGAGCGGCGCGGGTGGCCATGTACTCAGTAAGCGGAGTTGGGTCCATAAGGAGCGCTCGGTCTTTTGCCCACTCGTAGACCAGCTCCGGAGGCGGGGAGATAGGTTCAGCCATTGGCGGTCTCTCTAATGAGTCGATCGGCCACCTCGTTGATGGCCAGGTGGCAGATGCGGGCCTGACCCTCATCGGGCGCCCAGGTGCGGATGCGCTGGCTGATCTCATGCACCACCGCCTTCATCCGCCTGCGGTCGTCAATGCTGTATTCCCCCAGGCTCCAGTAGAGCTCAGTCAATTCATTGAGAAGGGTCATTTCAGAATCTCCACAGTGGCCGTAGGCCAACGGTTGCTGGCGTACTTGAGAGCATGTTTCTGCGTCTCGGCCATCAGGCTGACCTTCATGGGCTTTGCCTTCTGGAAATAGATCAACAGGCGATACTCCCTGGTTCTTGCGTTGGGCTGGGGGCGGCTGATGCCATCACCCAGGTTTGGCTCCTCCTCCGCGGGGAAAAGCGCCTCCAGAGCTGTCTTAATGCGGTCGCGGTTACTCATGCTGGGCCTCCAGGATGTGCTGGATGCCACGGATGTAGCCATCCCAATAGCTCACGCGATGATGGGCGCCGTCCTTTGTCGCTTCGTTATACTGGCCATAAGCCATCACCAGCAAGCGCTTTACAGTGCCGACCGTCGCATCAATCTGGCCGCCATCATTGGCTGGCTCGTATGTTTCTGGTGTCATAAATCCTCGTGGTTTTTGGAGTGCTGCCGCTGTGCCAGAGCACGCTGCAGCTGTTGTCGTAAATCGTGGTGATCGTTCCCTCTTTCCAGCCAGCCGCGGTGTAGAACCTGACCCGCTGTCCTTTCTTTAGTTCAGACCATTTCACAGCGGCTTCCGATGATGCGTGCGGTGATACGCCTCCATGTCCCTGTAGTTCATTTCCATAAACTCAGAGTGCTCTTCAAGGAAGTCGCGGCTAGGGAGAATCGGCTCGCGTGCATTGATGTTGAACTGCATCACTGACCATTTCCCCGTGAGAAGGCCCCTCTCCAGAATCGAGCGCAACTGTGCTTTGTTGATCAGTGGCTCCATTGGCGTCTAGCTCGGCAAGAAACATCAAGTAGTCGGCCCATTTCTTTGGTGTTAGGCCAGGCCCCTCATCCGCCGGTGGCGGCAGGCAGGGCAACTCTTCGGTCATAAAAGGCACGTAAGCGTCTCCGTTTTGTGGGTCGGGTGGGGCCGCTACCGATTGAGGTGCGCTCGGCAGCAGGCGCAGTTGTTCGCCAGTTGGGCGACACATCGCAGGAAGATCAGAACGGAACCCCCAGCTGCGATTCGCCAGGCCGTTCTCGGACCGATAGAGAGGCACCATCAACTCCTTCCATGTCGGGTAGCGCAGGAAGTCCTGGCCACCGGTGCTCTGAAGCCACTGCTCTGCAGCCCAAAGGAACTGCGGATCTGTGACCTCAGGAAACTCAGAGGTGAAGGAGACGTACTTCAGCTGACAAATGTGAGGGGACCAGCGATCGGACTCCTTGATTCGCAGCTGCGCCGCAACCATCTCGGCTACAGCCAAGAAGGTTTCGATGCTCAGGCAGCTCTGCTGTTCCATGCCGCAATCGCCTCCTGCATTGCACCGCTCTTAGGCGCCAGGCCCTCCTCCGCTGGGGGCGCAACATCCCGCATGTAGTCGGGGTTCAGAGCCTGCCAACCGGACTCAACGCCGGCCCTGGCCAGCAGCACTTGCTTCCATTTGGGAAGCGATGCCACTCGGTCGACGTTCTGAAGCCAGGCACGCTGGGTCCACACAGCCTTATTGCCGTGTTTGCTGTGCCTGCTCACGTTCCACCACTCGACCAGCAGTGGCTGAGCCTCAGCGCAAACATTCACCAGGCGGTCGTCATTCAGGCTGGCCACGTAGCGGCTGGGTCGCTTGCGCGGCCGCTCGTCAGCTAGCTCAACCACCGGCGTCTGCACCGCCTCGATGTAGCCGGCAGCGCGGCCGGCAAAGACGGCAACGCGCTCAAGGGTCTGGAAGGTCTTTCCGCAGCCACGGCAGAGCCGGATGCGGCGGTCGTATTCAGGAGACGATCGCGTCTCAGTCACCCGCGAATCAGGGTGATCGCAATGCGGGCAGTTCATTTGAAGATCACAGTTAGAAGAATCGATTGCTCCTTGGTTGGCTTCTGTTCCCACTCGAGCTCCATGCGGTGAAGGACAGTCACGCGGTCATCCACCCAGCAGCCGGCCCAGGGCGGCGTGGCGTCCGGGTCAGGCAGGCCCGCATCCATCACGGCGCCGCTGAGGTTGTCGAGATCGCTGCGGCCGGGCCCCATGAACTTCATCTGCAGGCACACCAGCTCGCCCTTCTGAAGGGGCGGGCGTGTCCACCACTCGGCCAGGATTGAGCGGACATTGCGGGTCCACTCGCGGTATTTGGTGTCGGTGTAGGGCCTGCCCTTGACCAGGAAGCGAGGCCTGGCCTTGGGCTGCAGCGGCACCGGCAGCAGCACGTCCATGCGGCCCATCAGAAGGGGATGTCCTCTGCAAGCAGGGCAGGTGTTTCGGCCTGGACCTCTGCAGCACGGGCCCGCAGCTGGGCGGCGAAGCTCTGAGGCTCTTCTTCCTTCTCGAACGCGGACTGGGCGCCCGGCGTCGACACCACGTAGCCGTCCTCTTCCTCGAAGGGGTCGACATCACGGCCGGCGTATTCGACCAGCTCGAGCACCTGGATCTGCTCAAGCTCGAGGCTCATGCCCTTGGCTCCGGCCATGTCCCAGCCCCAGGGGCTGAAGGCCACTTTGATCTTGCTGCCGTTGCCGATCAGGGTTTCAGGCGGCCACAGGTTCTTTTTGCTGTCGACGACCAGCGGCGGGCTTTTGATCTGCCCCTTGGCGGTCAGCTCCTTGCGCTTGAAGCGGAACTCGACTTTCCCGGTCGGCGCCTCACGGCCCTTCTCATCCCGCACGGTCTGCTCGGCGAAGGGCCAGCCATGGCGAGACACTTTCGCCTTGGGGCCATGGAACTCCTCAAAGCATTTCTCGAGTCGCTCAGTGAAGGCGATGGTGGCTGGGTCGCTGGGGTCAAGCACCAGAGACACGGACCAGGCCTTCGGGTTGTCCTCAAAGGCGGTGGGCTCACCCAGGACCTTGGCCCACAGGGCCTCACCCCTAGGGCTAACGATCAGCTCGCGCGGCATTTGCTGTGCACATGTGGAACACATCGGGAACGTAGTGCCCTAGGTCTGCTATCGCAAGACCCCTAGGGCGAGTCTCTTTAGCCTCAGCGCGAGATCAGCTGAAGCAGTAGGGGTTCTGGCCGATCTCGCCCTCGCAAAGATCCCCGACAAACGGCGGCGTACCTAGGGCCACGCCTGCGTTTCTGCCAACTTCAACACGGATTTCCGCGAGCCAATCAGTGGCATACAGCGCTCGCAGCTCGCCATGCAAGGTGTGATGCAACCAATCCGCCCGGGCCGGCAGTGTTGCGAAGCAGTCATGGTTCGTCAGCACCGGCGTCCCGATAGATGCACATCTGAGAACTAAGGCGTGACAAAAGGCCGCGTCGAACGTGTGGATGGCGTTGGCCGTGATGCCCCGGCTGGTGGCCCTGGCGCTTAGCTCTGCCTCCTCGTAAACCGCGTCAAATCGGCGCCAGCGCCGGCTGCCGTTGATCGCCGTGCTGACCTTCTGCGTCTCCTCCACCGGGCGCCCCAGGGACACGGGGAAGCCCATGGGGCTGAGCCAGCGGATCGGCTGCTGCTGCTTCATGCAGCGACGGCTCACATCCCTGAGCCACGCCTCCATAGCAATGCAGCTGCCAAGCTCAGCGCCGATCACCAGCTGCAGCTTCCTGGCCAGGTACTGCGCTGGCTTGGTGTACTCCCGCTGCCAGTAGCTGACGCGAACGTCCGGGTTCTTCTCCTGGAGGTAGGCCACCAGCTGCTCGACCAGCCCGTAGCGCTGCGCCCCATAAACCGTCGTCATCACGGGCCCCTTGACCAGCGAGCGGTCGATGCTGTGCTTCAGCCACAGCTCGGCCTGGCGGCGGTCCCGCAGATCAAGGCTGTCGAGATCGGCACGCAGCAGCTGCAGCAGGCGCTCAGCGACATGGGCGTAGACGTCGGCGCGGGTGTCGCCGATGAGGTTGGTGAGCCGGGCCAGATGGCGGTCGCGCACCAGGGCCGAGATGATCCCCAGCCCGCTGCAGGTCTGGTCAAAGCGAATCGGCACACCGCTGGCCTTCACCCCTTCGAGGTAGAGAGCGATGGCCCGGGCCAGCTGCAGAAATTGCCACGGGTCTTTGGCGCTCTTCCATAGATCAAGCTGATCGAGGGGGGCCGCGGCCACGGCCTGGATCAGCTGCAGGTTGTCCCGGCCCCAAGCCTCCCTCTCCTCCCAGCTGGCGCGGCTCAGCCCGTAGTGCCCGGCCGCGGCCATGAGCATCTGCCGGAAGGCGTCGTCGTCCACAGGCTCCTCCTGGGCAAAGGAGATCAGCGCTTTCTGGTGATCTGGGCCTTGATGGCCAGCGATTCGGCTGCAGCAATAGAGGCGTCCCCGGAAATCAAAGTCGTGCTCAAGCCAGATCGGGTAGGCGCCCACCTCCTCGGCCTGGCGAATCGACTCCTCAATCCGCTGGCGCATCGCAGCACCTGCGTGCGCGTCGGAAGCCTTAAAGGGGTCCCGCTGCACCGGGAACAGATCAGGCAGGTTCGCGTCCCACGCCTGACGCTGCTGTTCAACCATCCATGGGTCGATCTGGATCTGCTGCTGCTCAACGGTGTTCACCACCTCAAGCGCGGTCTTCACCGACTTGGCCGTGATGTGGCTCAGATCCATCGGCTTGCGACTGGTTACAAGCGCCTTCGTGCCGCGAACAACATCCGTCCAGGGCTCAGGTGGCAGAAGGGATGGAATCATCCGTACTGGTAGCGGCCGGGGCGGGTTGAGCCCGACCACCTCCAGCGCGTCTTCTGTTGGCTCAACCAGGGGCACCCGATCGTTGGTGAACCGGATCAGCGTGGTGTTGGCAGCAATGACCTCCAGCAACAGCTGGCCCAGCTCGCGGCGCTCTTTTTGCGTCCAGCCGCTGGGGTCCACGTAGAGCTCATTGAGGATGCGGTGGTCAACCGCCTTGCGTCCGAACTTCCGCTTGAGCGTGTTGAGCAGCACCACGCCCTTCTGCTGGTAAAGCCGGGTGGCCTTGTGCTCGTCTTGCAGCGCCCGGCCGATGCTTTTGGCCAGATCACTGCGCCGCGGCCGCCGGCTGATCCCATCGATCACAACGCCCAAGGCGATTGCCGCAATCGACCGCGGGCCTCGATCGCAGAAGTGCAACAGAAGCGGCCATGCCCCCAGGTGCTTGCCCCCCATGTGGGGGTTCTCCAGCAGCCGGGTGAGCATCGCGTCCAGCGCCACGTTCACCGTCTCGCCATAGAGGCGAAATAGGGCCGCCCCGTAACTCGTAGCGCTCTCCCGACCTTGAGCAATCAGCTGGCGGTGGCAAGCCCCGGTCCGCTCAATCGCGCGAGCTTCTTCCCTTTTCTGTCTCTGCCGATGCAGCAATTCCACAGGTGTGGATGCGCTTTTTTGGGTGTCCAACGTGCAGAGACTGGTGCTTTCAGCAGTAATTCCACCTCACCTGTGCACTGCATTTCCAGGGTCAGTGGACCAGCCTCTGGGGCTGGATTTTTCGAGTGCTCTGCACAGGTGCATGTGTGCGCAGCGCTTTTTAAGTCCGCTGCGTATGCCAATTCCGCCATGCTCCCCCGTTGCGCTGCAAGGGATCTCAAGGATTCCAAGCAGAGCCACCGTCGGCAGACTGCGGATTTTGTCCGCAGAAAAACTCATCCGGTGGACGCAGGCACATTACAAGCGGCGCGGCCCTGCAGCTGCTCGAGCAGCAGCCGGTAGCGACGGGCGGCGGCCAAGGCTTCGGCCGCGACCTCGAACGGATCAGCGCCGGACTCTGCCAGCTCACGTTTGAGTTGCCGAACCTCCCTCTGTGCGGTGGTCATGATGACCTCCACGAACATCTGCGCAGACTGTAACTATCCGTTGCAGTTGCAGTAAATACCATCTGTACACATGTGCGCCGCAGCCAACAACAAGGCCTCGGGTCGGTGTGATTTGATCTGGCGCGATACTGAAGCCAGACACCGCCATTGCGAGCCATGGCCGAGAGCGATCTCCCCCAGCAGCTTCAGGAACTGCATGAATCCGTCGTTCGCACGATCAAGAGCCGTGTCGAGCTCGGCGGCGAACCGGAAGATCTGCGACTGGCCCTGCAGCTGCTCAAGCAAAACTCCATCACCGCCAGCCTTGCGGAAGCTGATACCCAGGCCCTGAAAAGCCGAATGGCTGGCAAGCTCGATTTCTCCACCCTGCAAGAAAAGGTGGTGCCGATCAGACCGCCCCAACAGCCGGACGCTTCACGCCGCCCCACGCCCGGCCGCGAGCAGTCGGCCTAAAGCCAAGGGCCAGCTGGTCGATACTGGCTCCTGCTTCATCTAGGAACGCTTGCCGCGCCATCTCCTCGAGCTCTTCCTGACGGGTGGCCTGGGCCTTGCGCTGATCCTGGGCAGCGGCCTCAGTGAAGAACTGCAGCGCCAGCGCCAACGCGTCAATCCGGTCGTCGTGCACCAGGGCCCCGCGCTCGGTCGTGATGCGGCTCAGCTGGTACATCAGTGAGCGCTGGTGGCCGTTGTCTGCGTTGCGCTCGGCCTCCCGGTAGTCCTTCCGCACCAGCTCGCTGCTGATCACCAGCCGGTGTTGCTGCACGATCGGGGCGATCACATCCACGATGCGCCGCTCTTTCTGCATCGACACCTTGATCGGCTCGATTGGGTTGGGGTGCACGCGGTTCATGACCGGTGCCAGCAGGGCCTCGAACATGCCGTCGCCAAAGTTGCTCTCCACCACGGTCTGGTTCACGCCCCAGCGGCGGGCCCGGTCAGCCAGCAGCCGCAGCACCTCCTCCGCGTAGCCCTGGGTGGTGCCGCCGCTCTCCAGCACAAACAGGTTGCCGTTGAGCTCGGCCACCACCGCCCAGGCCAGCTCATCAGCACCGCGGCCTGATGGGTCGATCGACAACACGCAGCGCCACGTCTCCTGCTGCGATACCCAGCCCTGGGTGAGCATCGGCCGGTGGTAGTAGCGATCGGCGCCAAGTCCCACGCACACCAGGTCCTGAATGCGCTGGTCGGGCCCTGACGCCCAGCTCACCACTTCAGGCAATGCTTTGCCGTCGAGGTCCATCACGATCAGATCGCCGAGTCGGATCGGGTAGCGATCGAGGGTCGACAGCCGGCAGTTCAGCTGGAACTGCAGCTGCACCGATGCCCGGGTCATGGACATCTCGCGCCGCAGCAGCTCGTCATGCCCGAAGCGCTCAGGGTCGGTCGGCTCCCCAGCCCTGCTGCCGTCTTCTTCCACCTCCGCTGCAATCAGCGGATCGAGGCAGCCCTCGTAGCAATCCCACTCGTCTTCCTGGCCTGGGTTTGGGTACCGCGCCGGCCAGAACCGCTGCTGATAGTTCCTCTCCCTTCTCATTCGCAGGTAGAGGCTTGACTCCAGGTGCGGGGTGCCCAGGAAGATCGTCTGCTTTGGCAGTTCCCCCTCCACCTCCGGCTTCCTGATTGCCTCCAACTCGGTGATGGCCGCGGCCAGTCGCTCCTGCTTGAGGGGAGTGATGGAGTTGGCCAACGTCTCGATGTCGTCGGCGATCGCGCAGGTACAGCGCTTGCCAGTGAGCGATGGGGACAGGATTCCTACAGCGCGGACACTCGGGCTCTGATCAACGATCGCCGGCCCCACGTCCCATGCCTGCACCGAGCTGCGGCCATCGGTCTCAGGTTGCAGGCATTGGAGGATGTCGATGTCGCGCACCAGGCGCAGCATCCAGTTGCTGATCTCCACCGCCTTGTCGGCCGTGGCGCCGACTAGCAGGATCTTCTCCCGGAAGGGGTCGCGCCGCAGTCGCCACAGCGCATAGATGCCGGTAAGCGTGGACTTCCCGCAGCCCCGATAGGCCGTGATGATCTGGCGGTCCGGGCCGCCCTCGAGGTAGCGCAGGATCCCCAGCTGCTGCTTGGTCGGCGTGTCCGCCAAGTTCAGCTCGCGCAGGATGTAACAGGCGAAATGAGCCAGCGGCTCCAGCGGCTCAGGAAGTGGCTCCCAGTTCATCCCTGCTGTTCCTGCTGCATTGCCTGCAAGGCCCGCATGAGCTGCGGGCGCTTGTCTTCCACCAGGTGCATGGATGACACGGTGCAGCTGACTGCATACCGGCCCTGCTGCAAACGCACCCGGCAGGCGCCGTCGTCAAGCGATTCCACCGTCATCCACGGTTCCATCACTCAGCCTCAAAAGCCTCATTCACATCAGCGGTAGCCGGATCGTCGCCCTTGAATTCGCCCTTGCGATTGCGGGCCCGCTTGGTGGGCTTCAGCTCGCACTGCTCTTGCTCAGGCTCGCCCTGGGCCGCGACCACAACGGCTTCCTCTGGTGCGCTGCTGCCCACCAGTCCAAGGGCCAATCGCTCGGTGTTGGTCAGGTACGGCATTTGTGCACAGGTGAGTTGCACTCATTGTGCTGCAGATGCAAGGAAGCCCTCACCATTCCGAAGAACGATGAGGGCTTCCCCCAACAACCACAACTGCGGGGACAGCACCCCAGAGCTGCAGTCGCAGTCAGCACCACCTGTTACTGCTGGGGGAAGGTTAGGGCACTGGCTTCTTGCCTGTCACTGCGTTTCGCAATCGCTGCAAGACACCCCAGACAGCGGACAGTGCCAGCGCCCAGAAGACGACGATGAAGGACAGCGCCAGGGCGATCTGCCAGAAGGGTGCGATAGCGGCCAGAACCACTACGGCCGCGACAATCAACCAGCGCTGGCGGCGCTTGCGATGCAGTGCGGCCTGCTGCTGGGCCTCGAGCTGTTGCGAGCGGTGGTGCAGTGCTGCCAGCTGGCTATCGGTGAGCTGACAGAAGAGCTCGCTTTTGAAAACGGCCTCTACTTGAGCGGCATTGAGGTGGCTGATGCGGATCGGTTTCATCGGTGGTGGTTGTTGGGGTGAGCGGTCAGGCGTCCTCGAACTCACGCATGGCCAGGGTCTGCAGAGCAACGCTGCCGGTGGACCGGACCATCCATGGGTTGAGCCGGTAGTAGGTCTCGCCGGTCTTCGGGTCCTTGATGTGACGGACCAGGTGCTGCTTCTTCAGACGGGCGATGGCCGCCCGCGCTTCGTTGGGTGTGATCTGCAGCTGATTGGCCAGCGCATTGGCTGTGAGCCGCACCTTGCCGCTGTAGGTGTCCGTGCCGGAGATCAGAGCAAAGATCACCGACGCATCGCGGTGCATGAGCTCCCTGCTGGCAAAGAGCTCCATGAGCCGGTCGATGTCCGTGAGTTGAACCATGACGAACGACGGTTTGCTGGTGGTGGTCATTGGGGGTTGCCGGGACCTAGCCCCTAGGCCCCATAGACCGGCAGTTCACTCCTAGGTAGTACCTAGGTGGTACTAGACGCTGAGAACCCAGTCCCTGACTGGAAGTGGAAAACAGCCCTGTCATACCAAGGGATCTGCCGGGTGGAGTATGTGCGTCGATGCACAGGTGCACACTAAACACCTACTGCGCCCCTAGGCACCTACTCCGATCCCTCTGGATCTCTATTCCGCGGGCAGAGGAAACCCTCGGAACAGAACGCGGAATCCTGACCCACTGTGGCAATTCGCCGCCTGTCCCCTCCACAACACCTACCTGCCTACCCCCACATCGCGGCTCATCGCCCCACTGGGTCCCACCTCTGCACACGTCAAACCACCCCTCCCATTTCTGGGACCTTGTGCAAATAGCCGCCCCCCATTTCGGGTCGCGCGATTCGATGCCCCCTGTTTTCGGGTCGCGCGATCTGATGGCGGGGCTGAAGCGCGTGCAGTCCGCATTCCCCCCATGCCCCCCTGCTTGCCCCCTGCGGCCCGCTGAGGCCAGGCCGTGGCAGAGGAGGGCGGGCTGCGCCCTGCAGGGGCCCTGCTGGGGCTGCTGGCGGCCTCTGGCGTGGCCGCTGCAGCCGGGCCCAGCT